AACATAGGTACCTTAGGGTGCCGAATGAACGACGCCCATGGGAACTGTATGTTAATATCGAGTTCGTCAATTTTCATTGACGGAACGGACTTAATGTACCCAATCATGACATCAGCTGCTCTTAGACACTGATTTATTATGACGTCTCGACGGCGTTCATAAAAAGCAGAGTCTGAGAGAGGTATATCGACTTTACCGAACATCTTCTTGAACATCTCGGGGTCTTCCCCGATCATGTAAACGGAGATATCGGTATTTAGGCTGAGGAAAGTTTCCTCGGCCCGTCCATATATCTGCAAGAAAGGTACTGCTTCGATTAAATCGAAGCACCTTGCTTGATCAGCTTCACTCTCTAAAGATGTAATGTGTATTACCATTTCTGTGGCTAATTCGCCAAGAGGTTGGTTTCCACTTACTACCCTATCCTTACTCTTAAGGAAAGTGTCATGCAAGGTTAGAAGGGCTAGGTAATTACCGTATAAACGGTAATCCCAGTCATCTACCTCATCATAACGCTTTCCGGTTCATAGAGCTACGTAATCCTTAATGGCATTACCTAGTCCTCTTTTACCTTTTAGGAATAAGTATAGGGATACTACCAAAGATATCTTAGGAGCCATGGCATCGTAATGACGCCTTGATCATCCTTTGACATCCATAAAGTAGGTCTTTAGAGAAGTACCAATGTCGGTCTTCCAATCTTTCGTCATTAGCTCTGAGACGATGATCCCGAGACATGTAAATGTCTCTGATCGTCGATCAAAGAGAGCAGACAAAGGGAATGGTGAAACATTCTCTCTATGAAGGCGAATTTGCTTAGCAAATTCGAATCCATATTGTGAAATATGGGTTTTCTCCATAGAGTAAGAAATGTCTCACTCTCTGAGTAGATCCTTATATTCCTTAGCAACGTCATCGTTAGCAATAACGATATCGTCACCTAGGAGCATATAAGGACACCTCTTCCAATTACGGTTGGCCTTTTTACAGGCCTTCCATAAGAAGAAGTGGTGACACATTGCGAAGGTAGCCCAAGAGGAATAAAATCCCATTGGATTACCGGTCCCATAGATGATTCAGTCATTCTTATATTTGAATGGTTGTCCAACCATGAGGCGCTCTCAATGTGTTGCATACTCAGAACCGAACCAAACATCTAATAGTTCCTTTTGGATTGCTATCGGAAATCGATCCGTTGCCGCGGTTAAATCCACGGAATGGAAAGAACTTCCTTTATCAGCCCAAAGGGACCTAAAAAGTTTTGTTTGGTTAAAGGTACAGTCTTGAGTGATACGACGAAGGTGCTTAAAGAGAAAATTATGCAATGGCAGCAATGCTGCTTGTGTATAGTAGTCTCCAATAGCAACTTCCCTCGTTTTCCCCTCTTTATCCTGTATACATGCTATTCTACGAGGGATTCTAGCACCCGTGAGGGTTCTGAACCGGTCGAAGAATGCAGGTA